TCAATTTGTAATGATGAAGCATCGTCTACAATTTCTACACCAGCGTCGCGTAATTCTTTACGCAGTTGGCTACCATTAAGATTTTTTGGCTTATCAAATTTTATCATTTCATTACCCTATCTTTGAAAGTTGCACGTTACTTGACGTAATACCGCCAAATAAAGTGAGGTTGCCACCAGAGTTCTGAGAAACGTTGATTTCAATGTAATCTGCGACCGCCAAATCTAAAACGATTGCACCGTTCAAAACTGTATATGAGCCGGCATCGGCTTTAACTTCTATACAAATCCAACTCTGACTTGCACCATTTTTGTAAACCATTTGCTGACGGCTACCAGTGCCGTTGTTTTCGAAAACTGTGTTGGCTGTAATAAGATATTTGCCAGCTTGACCTGAGGGAATCGTCATCCTTGAATTGTTTGTAGAGTTATCGTGAAAAGTATTAGTATCGTAAATTTCGCCCGTGTAAGGTATTACTGTGTTTGTACTATTGGCTACTGTTAAATCCGCCGTGCGATAAAGAGAGCATCCGACAAAAGCTGCGCCAGCTGTAGCCCATTTTAGGCCAGTGGACGCTGTTGAATCAGCTGTCAATACTTGTCCATTTGTCCCGACTGCCAATCTCGCAGGCGTATCAGCTGCCGTGGCCGTGATCAAATCACCTTTTGCATCGAGTATCGTCAGGGGATCAACCGCGATCCATGTGTAATCAAGATCAGTGTTTGATGCTTTCGACAATACTTGTCCGGTCGTGCCGCCTTTCAGATCGACAAATGATGTGTCAATCGAATTGCCCAAAGTACGCATCGCCGCTGCGCCATCTTTGACCAAATCTGTGTCATCAGGTGTCTCCCAGCCAAAATTGGTAGTCGTTGCCATTTCGTCTCCTTATGCCACAATCGTGGCTTCATTCCAGTCAAGTGTATTTGATAGGGAATTCCATGTTTCGGCGACACTCACGCCATTCCATCGCGCCGCTTGCAAGCTGTACGCCGTAGGTGAGACAGTCAATGTGATTGCCAGCCCGTTATATGACGCGCTAAATGTCCAGCCTTCGACAAAGCCTTGAAAGCGTCCATTGCCAATGTTGGCAGGCAGATCAGTGATGTCGATTGGCAAGCCCATGAATACATTTAACAAAGCATCTCGATCGCTGTCATCAATCTCAGGGCTGGCAAGTGGAAAAGTAATCGACTTAAACTGAGCCTCTGGAAATGCGCGTAATGCCAAATAAAACTCAGCCTGATCCAAAGCATCGTAATCATGCTCAAGTGAGGTTGTAATCTCATAAGCCTGTTGTCCATAAATCCCGATTGATTCGGCATTAGATGCGGACTCCTTATCGCCGTTGCGGTAAATGATAGTAACATTATTGCGGACATCTCCGGAGCGTTTTGAAGTACGAATACCCCGAGCCAAAGCATGATTACCCGTTAAATCAACGTAACCATTGGTAGCAAGATAAGAGCTGCGATGTGTACTGTCGGCGTATCCGATTCTGCCTTGTGAATCTTCATAGAGGTATCCAAGTCCAGAGGTAGCCAAAGAAGATACGAGACTGTAAATGTCAGTTAAACTACTTGTGCGAGCTGCTAACTCATAATCGCCTGGACGATCAATCTCACCAAGCCCAGAGTTTCCGGCATCATTCCAGGTTGTCGTTGGAGTATACCCATCCCAAGTTTCAGCAGCTGGTACTTCATTCCAGGTATCTAACAATACTTGACTAAGAATTGTGTAAATCTGATCGCCATCTTCGTCCTTGCTTAAAACACCTTCTGTAAGCGTTTTAGGCAGTTTAGACAAAGCACCCAAAGCAATTACCTTGATGCGCTCTGAAATAGCCGTAGATGAGGCTTGAGTGACTTCTACGTCGATGTCAGTAACAAAGCCACCAAACAGATTTACAAAAGTGCCAGATGAGTCTTTGACTTGGATAATGATTTGGTCATTGACATCGATAACAATAGGTGACTGGTCAAGGTTAATAATTTCAACATTGCAGTAACCAGCATAGGGCTGAGAATAAATGTCTTGGCGTCCAGAAGTAATTGTCAGGTTGGCAAGGGTGAGGTTTGTGTAATCGCCTCCACCGTTGATAGTGACGTTCCATTCAGGCGTCCATTGACTCATGCGATTAAAGCCGATCCAGGTCCACCGCCACCGCGGTAAGACGACTCATTAATAATCTCTACAATCTGACGGGCTACGCCTTCCTTGTCCAATGCTCCAGTTACATTGATGTTGTAAACAGGCGCCATAGATGCAGACTCAGCAGCTCTAAAAGAGCCAGCATTGAATGATCCTATTGTCGCAGCAGCAGATGATGCAGAAGATGCAACGTTTGATACTGAAGTTGTACTGGATGTTGTACCACCCGTTGAACCGCCACCACCGCTTGGAGTGGAAATTGTTGGTGATGTAAAGCCTGGAGTTGTTACCTTTGGGGCTGAAACACTAGGAGCAGCGATTGAAGGTTTAGAAATAGTTGGAATGTTTGGCAAAAGTGGAATGGCGTTATAAGCCCTGATCAGAGCATTGATTCCATCGATGGCAACTGAAACCATGCTCGAAATCATTTTAATAACTCCACCGATAATTGGTAATACAGCATTGGCAACCGTTGCAACAAATGAGATTGCAGCGCCTAACTTCTGAGTAATGACTGGAACTATGTAATCAACGATAAATGCGCCAAAGGCAGCAAAAGTCTCTTTGTTATCCTCAACTACTTTTTTAAGTGGGTCAAAGAGTTTAATGAAGTTATTGAATCCTGGAATAACTTTATCTAAAACAAAGCCTAATAATTTTTCAATAATCGGAAGTAACTTAACTCCGATTGTCTCAACGCCTTCATCAAACGCAACTTTGAGACGATCCATGCGACCCTGAAATGTCTCAGCGTTAGCAGCAGCTGCGCCACCAAAGAGATCAGTTAGTTTTTGTTGGACATCGGTAAATGACATCGCCTTTAATTCGGCAGCTGATAACCCAACACCCAACTTGCCAAGAGCTGCGGTATTACCGTCGTAAGCCTTGCCCAAAGCATTGGCAACGCCTTCGAGTGGCTTGCCTGTCTGAGTTGAAATATCAAGAGCAAGAGCCAGTAATTCCTGAGCCTTACTGGTTGAGTTTGTCGAAAGAGCCAAGCGAGCCAAGGCTGGTCGTAATTGATCGTCTGCAACGCCAGTAGCACGAGCCATCTTATCGATGGAATCTTCAGTCGCAGCGATTTGTTCTTTGGTGGCTCCAGTTGCCTTTTCTAAAGATTGAGCAAGTTTTAATTGAGATTGCTCATCGGCTATTGCAGCCTTAACGCCATCAACGCCAATCTTGACTGCATAGGCAGCAGCAGCGACGGCAGCAGCAGCAAATGCCGCGCTTGCCATCTTTCCAAACTTTTCCAACCCAGTAGCAGATGCTTCAACATCGCCATTAGCAGCTTTTAACTTCTTATTAAGATCATCGACATCGGCAAGGATCGAGAGTTTAAGGGTTCTATTACCTGCCATTAATCCCACTCCTTCAATATCTTGCTAAATGCTTCTTCCCACTTTTGTACTAACTGAGGCTGAATCTGACGCAAGGTCGGGTAAATGAAATAACCCGAGTTGCCTCTGCCTTTGTTTGGCGTACGCTTTGGGAACTGCTTAAATCTATTAGATCCAAACTCCATACCGTAAAGTAGATCAAGAGTTGAACCGCCACCGCTAAACTTCTGACGAGCAAAGCCGTAACTGAACTCACCAATCTTAGAAGTCTTGCTTACCTTAACTCCATCAGCAATACGGCGAGCAGCAGTCCCTGAAACCGTACGAGTCGCTGCTGCGACCTTAATCTGTTGAGAAGCATATTCAGCAAGATTAGAAGATTCCTTTTTAGCAGCTTCGACTGCTTCATCGGACATCCCTTTGAAAGCCCTGGTAATACCGCGTAAATCTGTTTTATCATAAGCGATCTTGACATCATCTGCCATCACTTCGCTCCTTTAAGATTTCAATCGCGGTTAAAATGTCGTCTGCGTCCTCCCAGTATTGCATCGGTATCCCCGTCTCTATTGCTAGATTAACGAGGATCCGCCTTATGCTTCCTGGTTGGTGGCTTTTGGGCTATCGTCTCC